TTCGTTACATCGAATTTAAGAAGTGCTCTGGATACATCTTTGATATTACCATAGTAAACCTTACTAACCTCTAATACCTCATCTAAACCAGCGTTTTGGTCGGGTTGTTGTAAGTACACCGATGCATCTTTTGATGCTGTTAAAAAATAGTATGCCATTATCTTGCCCTCCCTTTTATATCCGAATCTGGAAATTTAATTTCGAAAACCGATGGGTCTAAAGATGGATATAAAATCTTATCTTTAATCGCCGCTTCTATATTGTATGAGTTGTTTGCATATTGCCCACCACACTTATTTATAATTTTTAATTTTGGTACTGAACTAACTCCATCAACATTTGCTATAATTAATTCCAATTCAGAAATATTAATAGTATTATTAAATGTAAAGTTATCAACATTAAAATATTCTTTTAATTCAGATATACAATCGGATAATACTTCACTCTTATTGTAATTTTTTAGAGTAATTATTTCAAACTCAAGTCCGATATTAATAATAAACCCATCATTGATGTTTATACCATCAGTTAGAATTTTGTATTCTGAAAGATATGTTTTTAAATTTTCTTTTATTGCTCTATTAAGGAGTGATAATTTTTTATCAGAATCATATCCTAATAAATAAAGATTAATAGCAAACGGATTATTCTTTTCATTCTCATTAGAAGTTTTTCCTAATAAGAATTTTTGAAGTTCATCTTTAATTGCTTTTCTATCTGGTTCCTCCTCTTCGGGTTTGTTTACAAATGATTCTACCAAATCAGTAAACTCATTAAGAACGTTAGGTGAAGCTAAAATAGAAGATGGTGAATTGTTATCCAATGTACCATCTGCCGTAGCGTATGCTTTTGCAATCGAACCAAACTTAGTTGGCATCGATAATGCTCTTACTTGATAATCCTTAGCAGTTACTGCTCTATTTTGTGAACCAAAGTTAGCCAAAGCATTTTGTCTAATCTCTTCCATCGTATCACCACCCTTACCACCAGTTGCAGGAACTTCATTATCCACTGCGATAGAGTTTTTAGCTGAATTATATATTGATAATTGAGTTGGTGTAAACAATGTTGTATCTTCCTCAAATTCAGTATTTCTAATTTGTGTAATAGTACCTTTCTTTACATTTGATTCCACACCACCACCAACTAAATACTTTACAGTTATAGTTGTGTTAGATGGAGATGTTCCATATGTTTTAGTTTTTAAGAAGTTAGTTGGGTCAAATGATTCTTCTAATTTAGAAATAGAATTAGGTAATCCCAGTCCTACATTTTTTAAATTAGGTATAATCGTTTCATCACTAACTGTCGGGTCTCCACTACCAAACTGAATAGTTGTTGTACTATTTGGATTTACTTGCTTAACAAATCTTCGAGATGTTTTAAGTGTATTTAATACATATGGTACTGTTGATTTAAATTGATATAAATCAGGATCGTTACTTTCTGTATTTGGATAATCTACAAATACCAATTCTTGTGCTAAGTAAGGTACTTCATAAAATTTATTTCCGTTTGAATCTCTAACATCGTAAATATCAATTATATTTGTATCTAATAAATTAATACTTTGAAATGATTCATATGCACCAAATGTAAATTCTTCAGTCTTTACCTCAGCTGAAATAGCCTTTACTAATTTCTTTACTAAATAAAATGATGTTTCTCCACTAACCGAATCGGTTTGGTATATTGTAATTTCTCTATCAGTTTCATCGGAAAAATCTACAACATCTCTAGTAATAAAACTAACCCCATTGGAAGATTCTAATATCATACCTTCTTTAATCTTTAAGAGATATGTTTCATCATAAGTGTTGTTAGCACCAGTACCAGTTGATGGTACTAATTGATAAACAGAAAGTGTTGTTACTGCTGGTGAAGATACTTTGGGTTTGTATCCTAAATATTGTGAAAGTGCTATTACATTCTCAATATCATCAGCATGAGTCATTAATGATTCCTTTAAGGTATCATCTACATAATATGAAAGTGAATCACCAATGTAAGATGCCATTTCAATGAACATCATACCAGGTGAAGATTCATTAAAATCAGAATAAGTTGCTGGAAAATAAGTTTTAGCAAACTCAATAAGATTAGTTCTGAATTCAGTAAAATCCTTATTGAGGTATTTTATATCCTTACCCCTATTCTTAAAATTCTTTGTTGTTTTTGTTATTGCCATATCTTATTATCCCTGAACTGTGAATGTTAGAGTTTCTAAATTAATATCTTCACCAATTCTAAATTTAATTGAAACATTTATTTTATTGTTATCTCTCAAATCATTTGTTGATTCAATATCAATCTCTTCTGCCGTAACATAAGGTAACCATTGTTCTAAACTTTCGTTTATAGTATCTTCTATTCTACCTTCCAAATCATCCACATTTGGCTCAAACAATAATGCTTGTAAACCACTTCCAAATTCGGGTTGTATAATACGTTCCCCCCTTTTAGTAAGTAGAAGATTTTTAATATTTGATTTAACTTGCTCTTTGGTTAGAAATGATTGCTCGAATGTATTCTCACCAAATTGTAATGGTAAGGTGATACCAATTGCATAATTAGCAAACTCTTTGGTATCCTTTACGATTCTCCTTCCTAACTCAACTGCCATAATTTATATTACATTCCCGGTCTCCAAGGACCTTTCTTTTTATCCACTGCCTTCAATAATTGTCTATAATCTTTATTTAACAATTTATCCATTCCAGCGTTTCCAGTTTGAACTGGTTGTTGTCCGTAACCCATTTTTTGTTGTATGTTCTGTGCACCCAACGTATGTACTGAGTTTGAATCGAAATTCAAAGTACCAGATGATACTTCAGTTGGTGCTCCAGCGTATGATGGAACATTAGTTCCACTTCTTTGTTGTGCGTTAAAAGGTTGTGTTTGTGCCAATACCTCATTTATTGCAGGATTTCTACTAAATGTTCTTTGTGGTTGAACTGGTTCTTCCACTACATTTGAATCCATAAATGTAGGTTGTTTTGGTGTAATGGCTTCTTTAAGTTTTTTGTTTTCTTTCAATAACTTAGCCATTTCTTTCTTAACACCCTCTTTAACGAGTTTGGGAAGAATCACTTTGATTTCCTCCTTAACTATTATTTGTATTGCTTTTACTAATTTATCAGTGTCCATTGTATAAAATGTTTTCCTTTCTATATAAATATTTGATTTAGGTTTTTTTAATTTTTAATACAATCAGGTCGTATTGCAACCAATTGTTTCTTAAATTCTTCTATTTGTTTGTTGATAGGATTACCATCTCCAATATCATCAATATCATCACCCAATGTTGTGTTGACTATATCTTCAAATGAACTATCACCATCTAAACCATCGGTAAATGAACTATCACCATCTAAACCATCGGTTGGTAACTCATATTCTTGTGTAGGACCTACTTCGCTTACTGTGTTATCATCAGGTTGTTGTATTACTGCTGGTTCACTACCATCTGCAGATGGGAAGTTTATATTTGGAATAGGAATCGCTGGTGGAATTATATATGCAGTCCAAGGTATTACCGCTGGTGCTGGTATTGGTGATGGTGCTGATGGATATAATGATGTTGTTTGTATAAACCCACCTATTGAAAATAAATGTACAATAGCCGCAAGTATAAACATATTAACCATTATCTCCTGCTTTTTTACTGGTTTAAGTGGTGGGTATAAGGGCCATACACCAACATTACTTACTATATTAGAATTAACTACCAAATTTTGTATTGTACCCGGTGCTGGTATGAGTGGTATTGGAAATGGATTCATAGGAGCTCCAGCCCAATATGCCTTTACACCATTTCCAAATTCATTAGGTAATGAAAAATTTACACCAGGTGGAGTTGATAATCCTTTTAGTAATGCCACCCTAAAAAGAGTTTCCATTATTTGTTTATTACCAGATTGTACAGCTTCACCATTAATTAAATCCCTACCCCGCTTAACGCACGCATCATATTCATCAGCCCAAATTTTTGCAACTCTATTAATATTTAAAGAATTATAATTTGGATTTGTTTGTCTTAATACGTTTCTTTTAAATAATCCCCAAGACATTTTTTATTTTTTTAGTAAATCCAATGGATTTGGTAAATCAATATCAGGTATCCCTATTGTTGGAATTTTAGGTAATTCTATATTAGGTATTTTAGGAACATCTATATTAGGAATTTCCGGCACCTTTGGTATTTCTGGAATAGGCGGTAAGTTAGGTGGAGTTGGTAATTTTGGTAATCCTTTCTTTTCTTTAGGATTTTTCTCTACCTTCTTTTTTCTAAACTTTGGAATTGATGGTAACTTTGGTAATCTAATTTTGGGTAATTCAGGTTTTTCAACCTTTGGTAGTTTTGGCACCTCAGGAACCTCAGGCACACTAATAGGTAGTGATTTAGCCACATCACCAATCTTTCCAGTTTCTTTAGATAAATCTTTTAGTACCATATTATTTAAGTTGTACGTTATTACTTAACATTGATTGTAATTTGGTTTTCAATGTTGTAAATTGTGCTATATTAGTTGGACCAGGTTTGGTTTGGCCGGCAGGGGTTTGGTATATTTGTTGTGTAATTAAATCAATCATTTCACCTAATAATTTCACTAAAGTTTCACCTTTAGCAGCCGCTTCTAGCTCACCATCGGTTCCTAACATAATAGAGCCATTTCCTATATCAAGATTTATATCTCTATCTTGAGTATCAACAAATATATGATTATCAGTTGTAATGTTTATCCCATCCGTTGCATCAATTGAAAATTGACCATCAGTTATAAATCCTACATCCTTTTTTGCAGAAAAAATCATTTCAGCTGATTTGGCAGAAATAATTACTCTATCTGAATTTAATAGAATTTGATTTCCTTTTAATTCTGATGGATAATTGTAAAATGATGGATATTCATTTTCAGTTGGTAATACATATTCTAATAATCTATCCCCAGTTCCTAAATAAATAATATTACCATCATCATTGATATTTTCTTCGGTAGATGCTCCAAGTGGTTTTGTTAAAGATTCACCATTTTCACCATTTCTAATTATAATATTTGGTGAAAAAATATTATCAGTATTATTGTATCCACTAAATCGAATCGATTGACCAAATCTACTTTCTATTAAATTATCACCCTCATATAGTTTAAGCTTATGAATAGTTCCATCCGGTTGAAAGTAATCACCCAATGTAGATGTATCGGTATCATCTAATGAACTTTCACTCCTTGCTATTCCAGTAGATTGTACATTGCTGTAATTAGATGCGGTGTTAGTATCTGCTGCTTTTTCTTTTTTCTGAGATTGACTTATCTCATCTAAGCTGGTATTAACATTTGGTAATGAAGAACCTATGATTCGTTCATACACATAACCACCACTGGGTGAGTTAATTATATGAACAGTTTCATTTACAGTTGGTAGTGAAACATTTGTTTTGTTTTTGGGTAAAGCTAAAGTTAATCCTTCATCTTTTTTGTTTGGGCTAGTTGATGCCCTAAATAAAATAGCTCCAATGTATTTACTTTTTAATTCTTCTACTATTTCTAAATCAGTAAGAATATCATCAGAAGTATCTAAAATGACCTTATACACCGTACCCATAGAAGCGGTTGGCTTAGGTCTTCTATCAATTCGTTGATTAGATTGTACATTACTATTTCTATTAAACATACCTTAACTTTCTATTTTTTGCTTTACTTCTTCTATTTCATTTTGTAAATCATCTACCCTACTAACCTCATCTTGAACTTGTTCAATTTCTGAAAGTAATTGTTCTCTTTCTGCTTCAGTAAGGAATCCAGTATCTCCTTCAGATTTTTGATTGGATGCAATAATTCTTTGTGCAATAGTTGCTAACTTAACTAATTGGTCATCGTTACGAACTGATGTATCAATTAAGTCTTTGATGACTGGACCTAAGATACCCATATCACCTTTGTGACTAATCATTTTTCTCATTTCAAAAATTACTTCTGAAATGTGTTTCTTTTTATTTATCTGATTGTTGTATATATCCTCAAATAACCCACTAAGGTTTTTACCTGGGAATAATTCGAAATCTGTTGACATAGTTTATTGGTATTGCGTTCAATATATAAATATCAATAAACAAAAAAGTGATTTTATTTGTTCTTGTAGAAGAATTCTAAT